GTATTACCCCAGACCCCCAATATCAAGTATCAGGATCAGTTCCTGCCTTGAAATACCCTTGTGAAATCACAAATTATGGCGCCGAAACGCCGTCGTTCTACCTCTGCCCGTCGAGGTCTCCGCCTATTTAAGCGCTTGCGACGTGGTAGCTCATATGTTGGACCTCGTTTCCCCCGTTATCGTCCTCGTGCTGGTGTTGCTCGATCTATTTCTCGTTCTCCTGGGTTTCCCATGTTGCTGAGAATGAAGCATGTGGCGATCTTCAATGTGGTACTTCCCCTAGGCCCATTGGACTCTCCTGCCAAGGTTTTTGTCCGTGCTAACGGTCTTACCTCCGTTCATGTTGACCAAGACGCCCCCATTCCCTCCAACGTCGCTCTCATGCGTACTATCTACAACCATTACCGTGTCGTTGGCTCCAAGATCACGTACATCCTCAACCAGTCCCAGTCTACTCGTGAAGTCGCCTTTTCCGGGAACTTTGTTACCTTTATTGATGACGACGCTTCCAACAACCGTGGATCCAACCAGCTTGCCATGATTCCAGGTGCCCGCCAGAAGATCATCTCCTTCCCCGCCCGTGGCCAGACCACTATGGTACGCAAATGGTCCATGAAGAAGACTTTCGGAAAGGACGCTCCCATTGCTACTCTCCAGTCTCTCTCCACCAGCAACCCCCAAGAGCAGTCTTACTTTCTTCTTACTGCTGCCCGCCAAGAACCCATCGAAGAGCCCGGCAACACCAGCATCTCCTGCCAGATTCGTGTCCAGTACACTGCCATTTGGTCGGAACGACAAGAAGTTATTATTTAAACTCCACACACGTGAATCTTCTCAACAACGGCTCCAAGTCTCTCGGATCGAACCAGATCTCGCTCGGGTGGTAGTTGCTCGTCACGATGATTCGCAGCGGTCGAATCTTCTTCCCCCCTCCCTTGTACTCTACCACAAACGGGTAACGGTCCGTCCACAACTTCATGTAATGCACCAACACGTCGTGTCTCTTGTCAAAGTCCTCGATGATCACCGTCTCCTCGTCGTCGTACAGCTCCCACCATTTGTTGCACCCCTTCAGGTACGCCATCGGCCAGTCCTCTCGCGCCTTTCTGGACTTGCCAGTCCCCGCCGCGCCCCAGTACCAAAACATCTGCTCCTCGGTGTCCACTAACACACGCTTCATCTGCTCTCTCGCACGAATGTAGTCCAAGTTTCTCGCCTGCGCAATCGCCAACTGATGGTCCGTGATGAACTCACCCGCCATCGCCTGGCGTCTCGCCACCGCCCAGCGCTCAACCTCAATGTCACCCCCGGGACGCCCCGGATCCGCCGGACGCACTCCCTTCTCGATGAAGTTCCCCTCCTTGCTACAGTAGTCGAAGTTTTGCGAGACGTTCCCCTTGGCTTGCTCCCAGTGTACCGCGTCCCCGAACAACACCTTCATCTGCTGCAGAGACTTCAACGAGTCGAACACGATGTACCCTTGCAGGTGGTGCGTGCCTTCTTTGCCGACCTCCTTGCCGACCACCATGTACTTGCACTCAGCAGTCAGGACCTTGTCCCAGTCCGCCCCCGAGTAGTTGTTGTAGGTGAACACCCAATGCTTGCTGCGCTTGAAACCCATTTGTTTGTGATTCCCATATCTCCGGCGGAATGTTTTGTTCGCGAACAACTCTGTAGCCGTTTCGCCAGACTCTCCACCAAACTCTCCACCAAACTCTCCAACCAGAGCAACCCCACCCGCGGGAAGCGGAGGGACCACGTCCAGACCCCCCTTGCTCTAAACACACCGTCTACGCCGAAGGCACCGCGCGAAGCGCATCCGGAGCTAATACTGCTCCTCTACGGGACACCTTTGAAGCCAAAGGTGACCGGGTCTGGGTCAGTATTACCCCAGACCCCCAATATCAAGTATCAGGATCAGTTCCTGCCTTGAAATACCCTTGTGAAATCACAAATTATGGCGCCGAAACGCCGTCGTTCTACCTCTGCCCGTCGAGGTCTCC